TTGATTGAAAAATTACTATCAGAATTTAAATACTTGACATAAAGTGTATATGTGTTTAGTGAAGAAACTTGCTTTGTAATTACGTTCTGGACGACTGCTGTAATTTGAGAATTTTGTCCCTTAATTTTTTTTCCTATTAAGTTCTGCAAATAGATGCCAATATCTAATCCCAAATGAGCATCATTTAATTTAACGGCATAATACTCATTGTCATAAGTTATATTTCCTGGAATTACTACGGATCCTTCTTTAAAAAAGTGATATCCAAATGACTCTACTTGATTTTGAAGTATAGATTGTAGAGTTACTAATTCTCTAGACTGAACTGGAAATCCTGGTTTAAATAAAACTCGATAATAGTTTTTAGATGCGTCAAAATCATCAAAATATGGAGATACATTTAAATTTGTTTTTTGAGACATTTTTAGAATTCCAGTATAATTTTAATATCTTCTTTTTGTCTTGGATTTCTAGACACCATAGGTCTGTTATCTAGGTAGATGATGGACCCGCTTCTCTTATTTATCTCTGGTGTGGCGACTCCATTTGTAAAGTTAGTTGCTAAATTTACAATTTTAGTTTGTGATACAGAGGTTGTTATACCATTAAAATTGGAATCAATTACACAACTAAAACTGTTTGTTGCTGTGATTGATCCACTAGAAGCATTAAATTCAACTACTTTAGACTCATTGTTAACATTGAAAGAATCTTTTTGATCATATGATGAAGGATTAAAGTATAATGATCTATCTGTAAAATACTTTAAAACTTTTGTTTCTGAATCATATGATGCAATATATGCAACAGCGGTCCCTACGCCTGATACAGTTTGGAATATTTTAGTTCCAGGTATGGCATCAGATGGATTTGAGACAGAAGATAATTTTAATGCACCTAAATTGGAAAAACTATTAGATGTAAAAATTGAAGTTGCGGATCCAACTGATGTTGGATTTTTAATCAATCCAATTTGAGCAAATCTAGTATCTAAAGGAAAGTCTTTTGTAGAATCATCAAATCTTGAATAAATTAAAACTCTTTCCGTTCCCAATTCAGTATATAAATCGTATCCATGCCCATTTGATGGTGGTATGATTGGAATAAGATTTGCAAATGAAGTTGCACCAGAATTGATTGAAGATAAATCAACTCTTCCATAAGTATAATTTTTTCCTCCAGAAGAAACTGTAGCTTCAGTTATTTTTCCACCAACAACATTAACAATTGCTTTACCTCCAGTTCCATCACCTAAAATATCTAATTCTGCACTTGTAGCGTTATATCCAGCACCTTGAGATTGTACATATATTTTTTTAATCTGATTATTATTTACTGTAGAATCTCCATTTTCACGAATTGATTGTATTTGGGGATCTGTGGAAGATTGCCAATCATTTGGAACGGGAATATACTCAATAGAATCAAATTTAATAATATCACTTGGAGATACTGTAAACAAATACTTCCAAATATATCCATCTCCACTTTCACCAGCTCTGGATGGTTCTAGATCAACAAATGTTGGTTCGTCTTGAGAAAAATTTCCACCTGGTTTAGATACGCTTGATCCATTATCAATACAAAGATAAACTCTATAATCGCTGTTTATTACATAATAATTAGAGTCATATAATCTAGAGGAATTTGTTTGTGGAGATGGGTTGTATACATTATAATCATGCCTATACATTTCATATATTGTTCCCTGCGTCCAATTAACTCTTCTTATAAGTCTTCTAACATCACTTGTTGTAACTTTTTTTCCAAAAATGATAGTATCTTTTATATGATTTAATTGATTAATATTATCAATTGGATTGGGAGTATTACTATCCCACGTTGTAGATCTCCCAAATCCAACTGCGCTGGGATTTGGAAGACTCAAAAAAACGTAATAAGAATTGGCAGTGTCTTGAATGGAATCAATAAAGTTATTTGCGTTTAAAATTCTAAATTGATCCGTAACAATTGCAGACATATTATTAGCTTTTTTCTATATTTATACTGATTATTTAAATCAGTTGCTTTTTAAGACCGCCACCATCTCTTAATCCATAACCTCTTCTTACTATTTGTGGGAATGTGGTTAATCCAGAATTAACTGTATATCCACTTACTGCAACAGAAACTGGATTACTAGATCTTGTTATTCCATATAATCTACCCCAAGAAAATCTACCACAGAACTCTCCAGATGTTTGTATACCAGATATACTTGAGGAAGAAAGAACATTGCAAGTAATTACTCCCACCAATCCAGTTCTAGATATTGCATTAACAATATAGATGTTATCAAAAAATGTTGTACCAATTCCAACTGTATCATTATCACTAGAGTTAATTGAGGTAACGGCACTTCCAATATTTGTCTGTGTTACAACAATAGGATAACCAACAAGTAGAGAGTCTATTTGAGACGCTGAAGTATGAGAGATATTAAATTTAATTGCCGTTGGATTAGACCCTGTTCCTGATGATGTGCTTATTCCAGTGATAATTCCACTAAATCCTTCAGCAAAGGAAATAGAAGAAATTAACTCGTCAGTAAATGATGGTTGGGATGGTAATATTGAAGGTGGATTTGAGGATGTATATCCAGATCCAGGATTTGTAATGTTAACAGAGGTAACTATTCCAGAGGATGACACTGATGCAGTGGCAGTAGCTGTGCTCCCAACTCCAATTGGATTTCCAATTTTTAACGTAATAGTTGAATTTGGAGTATATCCTCTTCCTGCAGTGAGAATGCCAATTGAAGAAATTGTAGATGATACACTAACAATAGCTGTAAATCCTGCTGAAATTGGTTCATCGGAAGAATCAATTAATAACCCAGAAAAACGTTGAATGTTAATAGATGTATTGGTATCATTTTCCTCATACTTAAAGAATTGTGCATCATCTACAAAAATTTCAGTATCAGTAGAATTTATATTTTTAATAACTCTGGTTGCTGGAACTACTATTGCCTCTAAAGAATCTCTAGATTTAAAAATATAATCTCCATTTATAACTAAATCTTCTTTTTGTTTTGTCCAATCCAATGGTTTGTAATTATTTTCATCAATTCCATCTCCCAAATATATACCTGTTTCTACAACATCAGCACTTTGAATTAGTGAAACTATTCTTTCAGATTGTGAAAAAGTATTTGGTATAAAATCATTTTTGTTAATTTTTATAATATCTCCCGGTTTAACTGATTCATTAACATCAATAACTGATGAGTCAACTCCTCTTGTTCCTCTGTAGAAAAAGATAGCAACATTATCTTCTTGTTTTGGTGCCTCAACAAAAGTAAATGTTGTTCCACCATCAAAATTATAAGAAATTCCTGGTTCTTGCATTACGCCATTCAAATATATCAATAATATGGAGTTGAAATCAATTTCATTAGACTCTACATCTGATGATTTTTTCTCAAAACTCAATAGGGATCCATTTCTAATTAGTGGAAATCTCTTTCTAATTCCATTTTGATAGAATTTAATATTATCAATATAGTCTAATTCACCAAGTTGCCAACATGCAAATGAATCTGTAAAAGTTTCATCTATGTTTAAAATTAATTCTTCTATTGGTTGTGATAATCCCTTTGCAGTAACTAATCCAACAACTTTAAATTTATCACCTCTATTAAATCCATATCCAGGTTTAGTAATCGTAAATGATTTTACTGCAAAGAAACTTGTTCCTATTCCTGTCACAGAACTTTCTTGAACATTAACAGTTATCGATAAACCAATTCCTGTTGCTGTTGTGTCACCGATTGATAGTCTTGATACACCTATGATTGAAAGATTTTCATAAGAGGGACTATCTATGTTGAATTTGGGACTTACATATCCACTTCCACCATTTATCACATTGAATGATAGTGTTCCACCAGCACCAACAGTAGCGGTGATTGTAGCACCAAATCCAACAGAGTCTGTTACGCCTATAGATATAGTTCCACCTTGATATCCAGATCCACTAATATCAGTTGTCCCTACACCAACTGCAGTAATACTACCACCTACTCCAAGAACAGCAGTTACTGAAGCCCCAACTAAAGGAGCATATCCAAGACCACCTGTAGACCCAATTGTTATTGGTATTCCACCTCTAGGAACTTGATTTTGATTAACATCATATGGAACAATTATTACATCATTGGTATTAGGTCTAGTTATTGAAGTAAACGTTACTGTTGTTATTCCTAGTGTGCTTGAAGAAGTTAATGTGTAATTATTTCCCGAGTTATTTTCAGTGTCTGGAGTTTGGAAAACATCATTAATAAAGACCAGGCCACTTCCTGGTTCAATTCCTGAAGTGTTTTCACCCTCTAAAGTTAAATTAAAGGTTCTTCCAATTCCTGTGAATTTTTCGGAAATGTCATCATAAATTTTATTAAATGTATAATCTTTTCTTAAAAATACTCTTCCATTAAAAGTTGATCTTGGAACAGGTAGTCCCGAAAAATCTAATCTGTTGTTATTTCCCTTCCCATCAGGAGCCTCTGTAAAGTGAATTTTATTACCAACGATGTTATAAGATCCGCGATAAATTCTTATTGGAGATCCATCAATATGAGAAGTTGCTGAAGATCCAACAAAACCTCTATCAACTTGAACAATAGGAATTGTTCCTAAACCAGTCACTGGACCAGAACTTGTAGTGCCGAGTCCGACATTAACTACTCTTACATATTCATCATCAATTTTGATTAAATCGCGTGGTGCTATAGAAGATATTCCAGAAAGTGCAATAAATGTTACTGCAGAACCTACAGTTCCACCATTATTTTGTAATGTGTAATTTATAGGTGTCCAAATGATTGGGTATTGATTGACTCCATTAATAGTGATTAAAGATTTTTCATTCTTTTTCTTCATCTCAAGTTGGTGTGCATTTCCAGATCCAGAAGATGTGAAAGTAAATCCAATTGCACTTTCACCACTTGTTCCACTTATTTTAAATGTATCTTTACTAATCTTAATAGCATAAACTCTAGTTGGGCAAATACTTGTCACGATTCCAGTGACATATCTATTTCTAAATGTTGTTCCTGTAGAAACATTTGATAATGTAATACTTGTCTTTAGGTTATTGGAATAGAAGGTTACTCCTGTTCCAGCAGTTACAACTTGACTTGATGTGATAGAATTTATTCCTATAGAAACAATTGATCCTATTCCAGTGTTTGATAAGTTAAATATGCTTGATCCTATACTCAAAACAGATGTATTTGCAATACCTGTTATGACGGTAGAACCACCACCAATTACGTCTCCAATAAAATAGGTGAAAGTAGATCCAATTGATGTAATAGTGGTTCCAGATGCCACTGAGGTTCCAGTAATTGTATCACCAATATTAAATCCAGTTGTTGCCGCTATTCCTGTAACGGTAGAAAATCCAGAAATGAAATCTCCGACAAAGGTTACTCCACCAACTAAAGTTGTTCCAATACCAACTGGAGATGGAGTAATTCCGGGCAATGTACTAGATGGTGTATAAATCAATTCTTCTCCAGTTTGGAAGAAATGATCTACTATCGTAAATACCCCAGTTGATTGATTTAGAACAGCAGAATTGCCTGGATTGAAAGTTTTTTCAAAAATTGGTGTTCCTTGATAATTTAAATTAAATGATAGTCTATCTTTACCAAAAATATTTAAACCACCATAAAATGCAGTATCTATATCTTCAATCGCTACTCCATACTTATATGTTTCTGGTTGATTAATTTCATCAGTATCAAAGTAAATGAATTGATTAAATTTCCTGATTTCTAGAGAACTTGATGAAAACATCGAGTCTGGGAAGAATTTAACAAAAACATTTACACCATCAGTCTCAACACCAAATGTTCCAATTCCACTTGTCGATGCAGATCCAACTGATAAAAATGGATATCTTTGAATATTAACTCGACTACTATCAGATATAACCAAAAATTGATGTAAAGCAACAGTTGATCCAACGCCAACTCGAACCAGAGACTTTAAGGTAGACTCTACACCTAATGTATAAGATGTAACTACAGTATTTCCAATTGATACTTGATGAGAAGATTCTAGTCTTGCAGTTTTTTCTGTTCCACTAACTTGATCTCCAACAAGATATCTATATGAACCAGTTCCAGATGCCGTTGTTCCAAAACCAACTGTTTTTGCCTTGACTGTAACTGAATTGCTAGTATTGTTTGTAAAGTTGAGTTTTAAAACTCCTCCATCTAAACTAGTTCCAAAAGTTCCTATAAATCCAAAAGAAGATCCACTAATATTATTTTCGGTATCAAAACAGTATTCACTTACATATGAATTTTGCCCATCATGGAATGCTAAAATTTCAAAATAATTCATGTCTAATGTATCATTGTTGCGAATGAACACATTAGAGTAAACAGTATCAATTGTAGAAATTTGAGATTTAAAAATATCGGTGGTTATACCAGATGTTGAAAAATTCTCAACTCTACCAGTTAACCTTAAGAATCCAAGATCTGTAAATCCGATTCCAGGAGTGCTTGAGTCTGTTGAAAAATAATCTCTGTAAATTTTTAAATTATAATTTTCTCCTAATGGATCTGTAGGAGTAAATTTAACAGCAGAATTTCCATTCTGTGCAAAAGAACCAGAAAAATCTCCTAATAAATTATCTCCAGTATAAAGATCTGCTTTATTCATAGTATAAGTATTGTCGTAATTGTTTAATATCACTAACTCACTTGCTTGAACAGTAGTTTTATTTTCATCAACTACTTGGATTAAAAATTTTGAAAACTGATCTGTTATACTATATTCATAAGCATCAATAAAAGTATCTTTATTAAACTCTGCACTTGAGAAAGATGGGCTAATGTCATCTATTTGAAGAACTCTGTTTGAAAGACATTCGATATAATCTGCAAGTTTTTTATTTTTAAATATAACAGCATCTGATGATGTAGACGTTGGTAAATAGTCTAGCGATAAATCAAAATTATTAAAAGTATCTACTCTCTCTTCTGAAACAAAATCCAAAACTTGACTTAAAGATTGATCAGATCCTATACCAATAGTAACTGAAGATGTTATTCCAACATCTACAAAGTTTTTCAGTCCAGTTGGATGTACAAGTCTATTAACAGAATCTTTTACGGTATCAAAATCTAGAACTTTGTTTTGTTTATAATTTTCTCCCGATGTTTTAATTGAATATGCTAAATTTTGATAATAATCATTATCAGGAAGAACTTGATAGTTATTATTTAATTTTCCAGTATCATTTTTCCATCCCAAAGTTTTTTTAGATGAATAATCAACTTTATAATTACTTGAAAATTGAATATTCTCATTGACTCTAGCAATATTTCCAGATTTAACCCCATAAATTAAGTCATCATATTTTACTTTATAATCTCCACTTATTTTTAAAAGATTTTTTGATGACTTTTCTACAACTAAATCAGTTTCCAACTGATTTACTAGTAATTTTTCTCCATCATTAAATATGCTTGGGATTTGATTGACCACAAAAATTGGATAGTTATTTCTATTAACTATACTGTTAAAATATGATTGTATTCCAACAAGAGTTCCGGCATTATTTGTAAATTCACCGATAAAATAACTAAGTCTTGCTGGAATTTCATTTACGTAATCGGTAACTTTAAAGAAATTATATCCATTATCTGATGAATTAAATCCTGTTCCTGGAGAAGTTGTTATTCCCAGTTCATCAGTAGTGGACTCTTTTACTAAACCTTCAACAAAAATATAATCATCTATTTTGAATGGTGGATTCACAAAACCATTAACTGCAGGAGTTGTGAGTTCAACCTCTACAATTCCTGTTGCTTTATTATAACTTAATATTCTTTCTACTCCAACTCCATTACTATTTTTTTCAATAAAAATTGAATGTTCTACTGATTCTAAACCCTTTGGTTCTTCAATAATTAAAACTTCAGTAATTGCATTTCCACTTAGTTTTGGATTTAATAATCCACTTGAAACTTTTTTTCTAGTACGATTATTAACTAGTGATAAAAGTGGTGGGGAAATTAAATTTTTCCCCCCATAAGAAACTGCGACACCAACTATTTTATCAGATCTTTCAAGTCTTAATAATCTAGAAACATCTGCTTTTGGTTTTAGAGTTTTATCGGATGAAAATTCAAATCCCTCATTCAACAATCTAAGTTGTTCTATTTTTCCAATATTTGTTGACTTTGTTTTTATAATCGCATTTGATCCTAGACTTAAAGTGGTTACTCCAACAACAATCGGAAGTTTTGTATATCCAAAACCTTCAGATATTAATTCTATTTCATCTATACCTCCAGTTGCAGTTTTAGAAGTGGTAGAATATTCAAGGACTTCACAATCTGAATTTAGTGTGGTATATCCCAAACCAATATATGAATTTTTTTCTGGTTCATCTAGAAGAGAAATATTAAATGTAGTGTTACCTATTCCAAAAATAGTATATTCACCACTATATGTGCTATTGATAAAGGTAATTTTCGAATGATCTTTAACGTCACTATCTGCTGTTAAAATTTCACCAGATTTTTCTAAATTATAGAATAAAGTTTCAGGTAAATTTTCATCATAATTTAAAGTTAAACTAGAAGTTGTATTTACACCAACCACTCCACTGTAGAAAGTTGAAAATGTAGTTGTTGATCCGGTAGAAACAAATTCATTCTTGAAATCCCCATCATAATAAATTTTGAACTTATATCCAAGTAAAGAATTGTGGGATAAGTTGAAAACAATGTCGTTATTTTTAACTACTTTTAATTGTGGATTTATCTGACTTATTTCATGCAAACTGCCACCAGATGATCCAACACTTACAGCAATTGGTGGATAAGAAATCGAATCATTATAAGTTTCACACAATTGAATATTATTGCTATCTACTTTGTTAACAAAGTAGTCACCCGTAGATAGACCACTAGAAACTAGATCATAAGAATTATAAAAAACTTTATCTCCCGTTTTTAATCCGTGAGAAGAAATATTGATTATGTTCGTGTTTGTATTAATTTTTTCCGAACTAAATCCAATTGGATTAATTAAAATTTTATTGTGGATTGAATTATATCTAACCACTACACTGGATGCTGTAGTTCCAATTCCAGTTGTCAATCCTGGTTTAACAACTAATGATATTGTATCACCATAAGATAAACCATGTGAGGTGGAAACTGATACACGAGAAACAACCTTTTTAACATTTGTTGTTACTTCATTAAATGTTGGTTGTAAGTAATAGTTATAATTATCAGATCCATTTCCACTAAAGAAAAGTCCATTTGTTGTCGTTGTTAATCCTACTTCTGTTACGATACCAATTGTATCTTTAGTCTTATTAATTATGTAAACATGAGTGCTAATGCCACTGGGAATATTGAATAATGAAGATGTTGGAGTATCTCTAACTTGCAGAGAAGATGATCCTGTTGGTTTAACTAATAAAACTCTTTGATTTGTTTTAAATGGATGATTTGGAATGTATATACTTTGATTTTCTACTGAAATATTGACAGTTTGAATCCCAATTTGAGTTTGAATATTGGTGGATGTTCCTGTATTCAATCCAACACTAACAGAATAATTAGGATTGAAGTATATTTTCGTATTTTCTTTAGAATCAAAATAATCTGTTTTTAGATCAATAATAATTTTATTGGGATAAAAGTTAACTAAACTTCCAGAAGTGTGTGCTAAACCAGTTATTCCTCTTGAAACTCTTAAAATATTTAAATCACCAAAAACATTAAGAACAGATAATATCTCTGTTCCTATTCCAATAGTTGTTCCAATACTTACATTATTTGGAATCGGTGAGACGTAGATATCAGTGACTAATCCTACGGTTGAATTGAGTGGAATTTCATACAAAACAGATGCTGTTTCTGATGTTACACCAATAGGATGAGACCCATTTAAATTTTTAATTTTATTGGTAGAAACTCCAACTATTTGTACAGTATCACCATTTAACAAATTATGATATGGATCTATTTTTATTTCAATTTGATTGGAATTTATTCTTGTTACAAGTGCGTTTTCATAAGATTCAATCGTTGTTTCAATATTTTTAATTTGCTTACCAGAAATAGATTTAATAATAGCTGATGCACCACCTCCATTAGTATCAGTATTATCAAATACTAAAGATTGATTAACTTTATATCCATCACCTTTTACTACAATTTCAAAATCTTCAACTGATCCATCTGAAATAGATTCAACTATAGAAACTTGTTTAGATATTTTATTAGACTCAATAATAAAATCATTATTAGAATAATTTTGATTAACTCTATATGGAAATGTGTTTCTAATCAAGTTGGAGTTATTAAAGTCAAAATTCTGAGACAGTGACGAATCTATTTCAAAATTAGATCTATATTGATCTCCAATAAAGTAAGGGAACTCACTCTCAAGTGTATTTGTGGTGATATTTGTAGATACTCCAACAAAATAAGCATAAGTTCCATTTGGAAATTCTGGAGTAACACAAAATCTTCCATTAGAAATATCAAGATCTCCAGAATCCGAGTAAATATGATCCTCTACAAAAAATCCTAAACTAAACTCACTAGGTCTATTTTCTACATTTGATAAACTTTTTGTATATCCAGATTTCAATAAGTTTATTTGAGAATTTTTATTTTTCGGATCAGAAAATCCATATGGCCCATATATTGGATTTCCATCCAAACACCATCCAATTATTTTTGAATGATTTCCATTTTCATGATCTAAAAATGAAATTCCTTCCCTGTTTGTAGAATATCCAACTACACCATAAGACAAATCATCTCCACTTTCAGTTAGTATTTGGTCTGAAAATCTTGCGTAGTTGTTTACAGTTAATGATCTAACGTCACAATCTAAAGTACAATTTTTTCCGGAATCTTGTACTTTGATGGTCGTGTTATTTGAATTATAATTTGTACCACCATTAACTATGATTACTTTAGAAATACTTCCATTGGTAACAACAGCTCTTAATTTTGCTCCCAAACCGTCCCCATTAACAATTAAATCTGGAGATGATGTATAATTTAATCCACTATTTTGAATTTCTACACCAACGATTTTACTATCAAGTATAATTGGTTTAAGTTGTGCTGAATACCCTTTTTTAATTGTTAAGATAGGTTTTTTATGAAAATTTAAAACAGATGATCCATAATCGGATCCAGATTCATACAAATATGCATCTACTACACTACCTCTAATTATTGGTGTAGCAGTTATTACTCCAACTGTTCCAGAATACTCTGCTTCAATGTTTAATTGAATTTCTGGATATTTAAATATTTGTTTGCCAGTTCCTGTGGATTCAAATTTAACATACTTATTTCTATCAAAGTTTGATGAAGAAGGACTTGTTGATGAGAGTCCAGCATTTGATAATCTAAAATTAGAATCATCTATTTTTAAAATGTAATACTGATTACTAGTTGATAAACCCGATATTGCCGTGGGAGTTTCTGCACCAAATCCAGGTTCAATTTTATAATTAATTAAATCTCCATTTTTAAATCCATGATTTTTGAAATAAACAGTATCAGAAATCGTTGATATTCCAGTTGGTTTAACAATTAGAGAGCGATTTTCATAATTCGATCCTCCATCTTCTACTCTAATTTCAGTTAAAACTCTTTTTCCATTCAATAATCTAAATTTGTGAATTCCTCCAGCGTTTGCAGTGGTAAATCCAATTGTATTGATACCACTATTAAAATCTGATAGAGTATTAAAAAGTTTAATTGAACTCGTGTTAATAATCTCTGGATAATAAATTCCACCATTTACCAAATATCTATCTTGATCTGTATTCGATCCCCCAAAAGTTCCGATTCCTAATTCAGAATTTCCATTAGAATTATATACTATCGGAGTTCCGTTTTGTAATTTATGAAATTCTAAAAATGTTACAGTATCATTAACTACATTTACACCTCCACCAAAATCAGAGGTTCTACCATTAAAAGGAATTTCTCTAAATTTAGTTTCAACAATTGGATCTAATATTGCACCAGATCCATTTCCACCAGTAATATAAGATGAAAGAACTCTCTCTACCTCAATTTCATTTGGATCAACAATAACTTCTTTTATATTGCCATTTACTACTAAATTTACTAGAGCAGTTGTCCCTACACCAACTTTGGGGTTTGAAACAAGAACTGTTGGAGGTGTTAAAACGTCATAATCTGAACCAGAGTTTATAACTTTTAAATTTTCCAGAGGTCCATAGTAAATCTTATCATCAGACTTATAGTTTACAATATCAACACCATTAATCATAACTCCAACAGAACCCGGAATAGTTTTAGTTCCAGTTCCAGATTTAATATTTGGATTTAATGGAATTCTTTTTAATATTTTTTTTGAAGTTAATTTTTTACCACCATTATGTTGAGATAGAGTAAATGTGTGCGTTGAAACGCTTGAAAGTTTTTCAAATTCAATATAATTGTTTGTTCCTATAAATGATCTGGCATTATATAATCTAATTTTATTTTTTATATCTGAAGGATTTGAGGGAACGACAACTTCAACATAGTATGATTGGTTGAAATTAAGACCAGTAATTGGAGTTGATGATCCAGTGTAAATTACCTCATCGCCGGTAATAAAAGAAATTTGACTTGTAAAAGATAAAATACTATACTTTGTTTTACCATCAGTTTCAGAAACTTTTGGTGATATAAAAATAGTATCTAAATTTGTTGACGAGGTAATATTAATTGTTTCAAATGTTATATTCTTATTAATCGTATAATCTGGTAAAGAATTAGATGCTACATACAAGTTTTCTGAATTTTCATCATATGTGTTTTGAACATTTACCGTAAGATTTGGATATTTTAAACTCAATCCACTTGAAGATGCATACTTTAAATTTTTTCTAATGCTAATTTTTGTATTTGAAGGAATTCCAGATATGTTTTGATCTAAAGTAATAACCTTATTAGAAATTAGTGCCACTATAGCATTTTCTAAAATTACGTTTTCAGAATTTCTACTTAAAACATTAACAGTGTCTCCTACCTTTAAACTAGATTTGTCTGGCAACTCATATAATGTTACCTGATTATTGTTAAATGATTGAACTTCATATCTGGTTTTAGTATTGTAAATCCAAGAATTGAAAATAGTTTGCTTATAAGTTTTATCAACGTCAGGATTTTCTATTTTTTCTCCAATATGCTTTACTGAAATAGTATCGCCAATATCCCTAAAGTAAATATCATTTTGATTTTCTAATTCAGATAAAACTCCAGTAATTCTTAATTCTACTTTCTTTGAAGTATCTCCATTTTCATATCCATAAATTAATTTGTCAGTTCTTATATTGGATCCTATGTTAATTAAATTATTAACTCCAGTACATCCAAGAAATTGATTTATAGTTTTTTCTGTATATTTGATTACATTAGATCCAGAGATTAATGTTCCACTTTTATCAAATCCAATTGTAGAGTCTACCGTAATTACACTTGAACCTACTGAAATATTTTCTAAAACTTTTGTTTTAGGTGTAATTGTGAATGTTCCTTCGATTAAACTTTTTTCATTAAAACCAGCGAACAACTGTATCTTATAATAATTTGTCGAACCTCTAGAAATAATTTCTACTTCCGAAACAGGAGCAGATGCAGTATCGTCAGAACTTTTAATAACTTGCCCTACAAGATTATTTGGATTACTTCCAGAAACTAATTCAGTTACTAAAACTTCTCTTCTTACAAATTCCGCATCAGAAGATCTCAATAAGAATTCTTTCAAATCTAGAACTTTTGGATCTACTCCGTAAAGAACATTATATAAGATTCTGAAAGAGTCATCAGTTCCTTTAGACTGATAGAAAGTTCTAGATTCCTTTATAAAATTGTTTACATTCAATCCAGAAACAAAGTCTACATTTTCAAATCCTGGAGTTAAATCTTTTTTTAGTTTATTATAAAATTCTTTTAAAAATAGAGAACTGAGATTTTCAACTCTTGTTCCTTTTTCATGAGTTGCTGATTTTGATGTAGAAAATCCTAATTCTTCTGGATTTAATGAATGATGATATGTTACAATTCCACTAAATCCTCTTTTACACCCAGTAAAAGAATTTGTTGTAATTCCAGTGTACGTAATAATTTCATCATCTAATTTAAATAATCCATATTGTGATGGAAATCCTTTTGTATTATCTACATAAATTTCAGAACTTGTTATTCCAACATATGATGTTAAAGTAGAAATACCAGAAATAACTTCAGGTGTGAGATTATTTAATTTTTTATATTGATCTAAATTTTCGGCAATATCAACCGGACCGCCTTGGAACTCTTGCGATATGTAATATTGCTTTAAAAATTCTGATGCTTTAGGAGTTTCTGATATAATAAATTCTGGTAATTGATTTTCAACAATCTGTTGAATTTTAACTCTAGCATCAAAACCAGTTGTAATCATATTACCTCGTTAATTTTCCGTTTGAATAGCTTGAAGTTATATCAAAACCAACTCCTGATATTTGCTCACCAGAAGCAATTAAGTCTTTCTTCATATTTATGGTGCTTTTTGACACATCAAAAATCAGGTATAAATCTTTAAGTCCAATAACATCATTTGACTCTGGGAATGCTTGTATTTCAATAATACCATTCGAAAGAACAGTAGAAGAAATATTAATAGTATTAATAATTATTTCCCCTTTTAGGTAATTTACAGTTCCTACTGACTTTTTAACAATTTGATATTGATCTGGAATTTCTGTTGGTTTAACAATTGAAATAACCCCAGTTTCTGAATTAGATGCATCTGGAACATCTGAAAAGTAAACAACACTTGGATCACCAACAACAGTAAATCCTGTACTCTTAATATTAAATCCTTTCTGATTTCCAATATGGAATCTATTACCAAAACAAATCTCATATTGTGCTGGTGTGTTTAGCACCGCATTCATGTTTCTTCTAATTTTAACTTTAGTAATGTTTGAGGTAATTGCGGTATCTACATTATCAATAATTTGAGAAACCTTGCTATATTTAAATCTTCCTCCAAATTTATTAAAGTCAATAGATTTAGAGTATTGAGTTAAGGTATTAATAACATTTGTTCTCAAATTTTGAACATTATTAGTAAATGATGAATTATAATAAACTGTGCTATCAACTTCAACATATAGTAATTTGAGATCTATAATTTTTTGATTAATTCCTGCTATAGAATATCTTTTCAGATCATTTAAAATTGAAGTTTTTGCAAAGTCTGATATCGATGTTCCATTTTTTGGTTTAATGCTGATTAAAACTGTTCCAAACTGTGGAGGATCTAGATCTTCTCCACCAATAATAGAAACAGATTCTGTATTAGGATATATTTGTTGAATGATAGATTCATAATCTTTTGAGGTCACAGCACGGTATTGTGATGAATAAACTCTTGGTGCAAAATACTTAACAGAATCTATTGATTCGATTTCAGATCCCCCTTGAGCAGGACTTACTGTTGTGATCGTAACACTTTGAGTTGGATTAATTACAATACCATTAGAGTCTACAATCGTTCCAGAGAATGTAAATACTCTTGGACCATTACCACGTTCACCATCAGTAACAATATAGTCAACTTTGATGGGTGATCCGTTTTCAAGTTTTTTGCCAAAAATATCATCTCCAAACAATAGTTCATATTTTTCGTCAGAAACTTCTTGAATTAAGAAAATTTCAGACTCTTTATTAATTTCAAAGAAGTTATCGATAACTTTATATGCTCGACTTCCGACTCTGACGCGAATGGTTTTTGTATCAACACCAGAATTATCCAATAAAAATCTCTGATTAATTGAAGTATTTGACGTAAAAGTCTTGGTTAAAAATATTCCCTGATAAACAGTGATGTTATTAAAAGATGCAACTCCATTTGAAACACTTACAGTAATATCTTCTGGCACACAGAAAATATAAGTTTCATTGGTTCCAGATCCCCCAGCGCATACGAGTCCAGATTTCAGTGTGAGTTGAGGAGAAGTGGTGTTTGTTGAGACATTGAATGATATTACTGCTTCAGCAGCACTTCTTGACCGAGGAACATATCCAACATTGCGAGCAAGTGCAACAACATTTTCACGGAGAGTCGCAGAGTCCAAAAAAGACTCATTGACGACCATATTTGAGTTAAACGCTGTAATATATGTGTTATACGCTAAAGTATAAATTAAAACAGAAAAATTAGATCCTTCAAAGTCAAAATCCGTGAATGTAGAGTTAGCACGGAGATAATCTTTGATGGATGTCTTAATTTGATCAAAATCTAGATTTGTAAATTTGGTAAAAGGCATTTTATCTTCTTGTTGCCTCTAAAATGTAGGTAAATTGTTGTTGTGGAAAGTCTTGTCCAACAATATCAAAATAAATTGTCACATCAAAAGCGTTTTCATCGTAACGTGGACTTACTTCTACTCGTACATTTTCTGCACGTTGCTCATAAATCGTAATTGCATTTTTAATTTGAGTTTCAACTGTTGATGCACTTGCAAAATCGACAAAATCAAAAAGACTTCCCGTTACATTCGACCCGAAATTTGAATTAAAGAGTCTTTCACCAGGAATTGTTTGCACAATATTACGAATGGATCTCTTAATTGCATCAGCATCCTTAAGGACAAGGATATCCCGAGTCACCGGATGAATATCAAAAGACAAACTAATGTCTTTAAATTTTCGAGATATCCTTTGTACCACCGTAAACAATTAAAGTCTTGTTTTTATTTATAGCCCACTTTGACCATAACTAGGTTCTGTTCCATATTCCCAGTCATCATAGTCATCATCGTTGCGAATTGACTTATGAATCTCACTTTGTTCCTTTAAATGATGTTTTTTACAAGGAATTTCATCGTGCATAATCTCTTGAATCACTTTTTTAGGTGAATTTTCGGAACCATAGTCAGTGACCAAGTGCTTCGTTCCCCACATTGAGTACATAAAATCTTGATTTCTGTCTGGATTTGGGTGTGTTGCCATTTTTTGTTCTAAATGAGTGAAAATTAGAACTTTTTAAGGGGTTTCTATCCCTTAATGCAACCTAAAATTATTTATTTCGAATCGATTGTACCATCTCATAGTCATTTTCAAGTATTTTTTTCAAATATTCATCGTCCCACAGATCATAATAATTCGTTTTTGCTAAAATTTGCCTCATTTTACTCAAAAATTTTGAATCTTGATATAAAATCAAATTATAAAGTCCATTATTTGTTTGAACTCCGTTGATAAAACTTGGTTCATCACGAAAATCATCAAAAAATTTGTATTCTGGATAAGTTCTGTTTAATTCTTCAATTTTTTGATAACCATATTCAAGATCTAAATCATCTTCTACAACAAAAATAACGACACCAAACTCCTCATCTAGGGGTTTAATGTCGTTAATTGGGCATTTTATAATCGTATAAGTGTTTGCCTTTGCAAAGGGGCAAATTGAATGTCCCTTAAGATCTGGATGTGTTTTTTTAATTCTTAAAATCCACTCTTCCAGATCTTGAATCATCCTTTACCTTGCCCTCTATACCTCTTCCGAGCCCCATTGCGAGAAGACGCGGCGTACTTGGTTCCCCCTCCTGCGCCTTGGCGAGACTTTTTAGGAGGACCAGGAACATAAGACTTAACTTTATAAGAACCAGTCGTTTTAGATTTTGCAGCCATAAGTGTTATTCAATAATTTCGTGAGTGATCTCATGAGGCTCTGGAGAACCTGTCTCATAAAATTGTTGAGCAAGGTCCTCCATTGCGTCGAAAAACTCTTCTTCAGAAAGATCTGCGAAGATTTTTTCTCCTTGTTTTAGAATATTAAATCGTGAAGATTTGTTTTCCATCAAATAATTCTTGTTTTTTCGTGACCGACTCTGACGCGAGGATCGCACCAAATTTCAAAGCCTGCTTCCTTTGCATCCAAACAGAAACTCACATCTTCTCCACACATGTCTTGAACCTCACCAGATTCAAAGACTTGCATCTTGGGAGCAAACCAAGGATATTTCATTTCCGAATGTTCAAAGACTCCATTCTTAATCAGAAGCCAACCAAAACCAGTGTAGTCAACAGTGAATGGTTTACGACGCTTCTGGATGCTCTCCAATGTTTCATGATTCATGACTCCACCATTATTGCGGAAATCATCCTCTTCTAACCAGTGAGCAACTGAAGTTGTCATACCGTCTTCAGTGCAATACCAACCAGCGGCAATGTCCTGTTCCATAAGAACAAGTTGCCAAAAGTTATTTGTATTGAATACAATATCACTGTCAATCCAAAGTTGCCAATCATAGTGCAACTTACCATCCCATGGTTTTTGATCAGGTCCACGAAGAACATTTGCACCTAAACACTTGCAACGTGCAAAGTTCACCATTGAACTATAATCTTGAGAAATCTGAATACTTGCTCCTGCCTGCACAAGATCAAAACAAAGTTGTACAAAGTTTTTCAGGTAAGTATAAGAAACTCCTCTACCTGGAAGACAAAAGACAATGGCTTTTCCTCTGACCATTTCTTTTGCTTTATCATAATCCCATTCTTGTTCTTTTGAAACTACTGGGGCTTTTGCTTTTACCGTAAATCCTTTAGCCATAAGAAAGTGTAATTACATCAGTATCATACAATATTATCTAGGTATTGTCAATCTTTATCTTTTTCACTTAAGATAATTTCATTACCATCCAGAATCAAATTTATTTCTGTGTCTTCATACCAAGATAGATCGTTTGCCATCCATTCTGGTATTATAACATAATATTCACCAGTAATTGAATCGACTTGTAGGGGTTGAAAATTTTTGCCGGAATTTTTTTTCATTCTCTATTATAAAACTTGGTTTTTTGTTTTATATAGTAAAAAAAATTTTTATGTTTGAGGTTTATAATGATCTCGTTTGGGTAACACTTTGTAGACTACAGGGACCCTTGAATTTAAGCTTTAGGGGGGCGGGGGCTTATAACCGCCTTACGCGCCCCGCGCCCCCGAAGGGCGCCATCGGGGACACTGCTGCTGCACGAACGCATGAGGCGGCGGTCACCCCCACTGCACCTCCCGCACGTCGTCGCGGTGGACATCAGCGAACTGCCCTGCCCACGTGACGGCATCGGTTCCCCACGGCGGGGTCAGGCGGTTGAAGTTGCTGCCGTCGTTGCGATACGCAACCCAGATGGTCTGGCGATCGGTGAGGCGGGTGGCAGGGGAGAGGCGCATGGGTCAGGTGTCGGTTGCTTTGAAATTCTACAGGGTCAGGGGGCAGGGGTCAATACCCCAACCACACCAGGAACTCCCCGCAGTCAACCCGCTCCCCTTCCATGTGCCCATAGTCGGCAGCGAAGTCGGAGAGGCAGGAATGCATGGCAGCAGACTCCAGGGCGATGTGCCAGGCGATGGTGTCGTTGGCAGGGTGAGAGCAATCCCAGAGAATGTCGGAGAAGGTCGTGCCAGGGGCATACACGTTCAGGCAGTCACGGAGGGCGGTGGGCATCAGGTCGTTTGCTTTGGTTCCCATACTGTAGACCCCCCACCCGACGAATCGGGCAGGGGGTGGGCGGTTTTAGAATTGGATCGGATCGGCAGTCGGGGCGCTGATTTCGTTATAGTATGAGGCGCAATCCTCAATGTTTGCATTAGTCACGTCGTTGACCAAGGTATCAAGAATCTCAAGAATTTGATTGCCGTTGTTACCACGACGCAGAAGAGAGATTGCCAGGTTCGAAGTCATGAATCAAAAAGGAGTAAGAGTGAATTAGGGGAGAAACAGTTAGGGTGCCAAATGGGCAGGAGATCCACAGGAAAGATAGAACGCTACCATGCGCTCCGCTTCATCTAACGTGCGGAACCATTGTGATCTCCATTCGCACTGATTGTAGGGGACCTGATAACGAACTTCGTAGCGGACCATTTGTGTGAATTAAGAAGGGAACAGTAAGAGTGATTAACTCAAGCAGCGATCAGAACATCATCCTCCCAACGGTAGAAGGTAAGAATTTCATCATAGATCCGATCAGCAACCTGATCAACATGCTGACGCTCCGACTTCAGAATTGCTGCCTTACATTGGGCGGCGATCTCATCAATGGAGAGAGCACGATCAGTAGCGGGATTGTAACGCATGGGGTTCGGTTGAGTGAACTGAAAGTATTGTACAGGAGTCTTTAGGGCGCTGCCGTTCCCGTGTGCCAGTGCCTCAATCGGCATAGAGGGAGGTGAAGTCCTCCACAAACTCCCGTGCCTCATCGCCACTCATGCGGGAGATCATCTCACGGGCGACGGTCTCCCAGGAGAAGTCGTCTGCCAGGTCAAAGATGGCGCACCGTGCCTCAGAGGCGGAGAGTTCGGCGGCGTTGATCTGGGCGTAGGTCATGAGGTGTCGGTTGAACTGAGAGTATTGTAGAGGGTCTGGGGGTCAGAACGCCACCAGTTGGTCCAGATCCCATTGTGGCACAGTCTGAACGGTGCCGCCACAGTTCTTCCGCAACCAGGCGTTGATGTGCTTCGTGGTGGTGGCGCTCCACTTGTAAGCGGTGCGGATCCACCCTTTGCCAGGCACAAGGGCGGCAACGGGGGTCGTGTAGGAGTACAGGATGCAGGTCCCGTCTGCCAGTTGCACTTCGGTTTGGTTGCTGCCGATCTGTTGAACGATCATGGGGTGTCGGTTGAACTGATAGAAGTCTACAGGGTCAGCGGGCGATCAGGTCGCCTGCAGTGTACAGTGCCTCTGCTGTCACATGGCGGATCGGGCGGATCGGTTCCCATAGGATGCAGATCAGCACGGCAACGGCAGCGACTTTCAGCATGGAGGGGGAAGCGGTGCGGGTCATGAGTCAGCGCCAAGAGAGGAAGGTGGCAGGGTTGCCGTAGTCTGCGATCACGATGCCGTTTTGACGGATCTCACAGTAACCGTGCTCCTCTGCCAGATCGTAGCACAGATCGTAGGCGCGATCGTGATCGGTGGTGGTGTTCTCCCAGGGAGCGGAGGGGCAGATCACGTCGTAGCGGGTCATAGGTCGTTTGCTTTGGTTCCCATAGTATGGCGCAGGATCGGGTGCCATGGGGGGATTGGTGGACAGTCCCGCAACTGGCACAGGGGCAGCCGACCTGGGTATACCTAACTCCTACGCTGCCACGTTGAACCTTCCGCTGTTGAAGTTAGCATTAGAAAAGACCTCACGATTCACCAGTTTGAACATACCAAACTCATTGGAGAGAACATAACCTTCTGCATCAATTCTGTTGCCATAGAGATAAGCAGCAGGACCATCATTGCGGCAGAGGAACAGGCAGTCATCTTTGATCGACTTCACCAATGCCCACAGACGCAGCAGGTTAGCATCACAATCAAAGTCTTCGGGGTTGACTTCTTCACCAGCACGAATGCAGGCATTGATTTGCTGTTTGATCTTTGCCGCTTCCTTAACAGAAACAAACTCACAGGCAGTAGACATTTGACGGGCGAAATCTACCACTTCCTGAACATCAGCGAAGGAGGTCTGATTGTGCAGGATGTATGCATTCGGTTGCACGAACAAAACATCATCAGTGCTCTGCAGATTCACCATCAAAGGTTCTGCCCAACTGTCGCGCAGATCATCGTTTGCTTCATACACAGTGTGCGGAGCGATGATAATTTTCTGAGAAACTACCTCACCGAACTTATAAGTGATCGTATTAGGATTATACTCATCGCTACCACCAAACCCCACAAAATCACCTTGAATGATAGATTCGCAACGAGGCAACCCATCAAAACAAGCGTGAAGAATTGCTGCAACTTCGCCTTGGTAGAATTGATCGATCTCAGCATGATTGTGAGCAATACGAATCTTTTTCTTGTTAAAGACTGCCTTGGTTCCTACAAAGAACTCACCGCAGGCAGGATCAATCCCCCACACGATTGCAGGGGCACCATCAATCTTCACGCTCAATTTACCGCGAGCAGTGAACCAATCAAGACAGGAAAGATCACCCGTGAGAATGGTATCTTCGGGGTGCTCAAGGTGTGTGTTTTTCATGATTTAAGTATGGCACGAAAAAAGGGCGCTGTAAAGCGCCCGTGTGTCAGTTTCTCAAGTGTCACACAATCAGTTGAGGCAGGGAATTTACGATGTTAGTAAACACTGCCTCCTGACGGAATTGTTTCTTATAAATCTTGCCAATCTCTTCGATCTTGTTAAGATCTTCGTCTGCAACTTCAGTGAGAATGATCGTCAGAATGTAGACGGTTTCAGACTCACCTTTCCAGTAACCTTTGCCCTTGGTGATCGTAAACCCATCAAAACGGGGCACGATCACATCATCAACGAACGAAGAGAACATTGCGTTGCTGATAGAACCAGCATCAGGAATGTTGCCACCAAAGAAGAGTTGAGCAGTGATCATGGCGTGAATTCGTTCAACAAAGGTAGTATGGACCAGATCGGGGGGCATTGCAACCCCCCTTGTGCCACTTACTGAACTGTCACACTCTCAATCAATTCTTGAATCACATCTTCATCATACACATTGGCAATCTCATTGAGAACATCTTCCTCATTCAAGTGAGATAGATTTTCCACAATGGTATCATACGCAAA